TTCGGACTGGCAACAACAAATCGACGCTAAAATGAAAAAAGCCCAGATTACGCCAGTATCGAGTGATGGATCTGTGTCCGGACAGTTTTTAGCTCACCTCCAGGAGTTTTGCACTGAAAGGGCACAGGCCAGAACAAAAGAAGAAATTAGACAACGCAGACCATGGACGCAGGATGATCCTGACGCTACAGATTATGGCACAACATACTTCAGGCTCAAGGACTTGCACGCCCATCTTATAAGGAACAGATTCAATCACTATGGAAATAGTGGACAGATCATAGCAGCATTACAAGATGTTATTCCAGGGTGGGATGTAGAAAAAGCGCAGAAGTTTTTCAAGATAAAAGGAAGAGGCGTGAATGTATGGGGCATTCCGTCTTTTGAGAAACAGGAGGATGAACCTGAAGCAAAATCAAAGGAGGAGTTTAATGTATTCTAGTAAAATTATAAAAGGACAGCACAGTGAATTTGTTGCTGCAGGTTGGTTGGTTAAAAATAATTATTTAGTATATCTTAAAACGCAGGACAATGACCCTATGGATATTGTCGCAGTTGAAAGAAGCACAGGAGATGTTTTAAAGATAGATGTAAAATCCGTATCTTTCAGGAAGACATGGAAACCAGGAACTCGCATTTGCAGGGTTCCATCCAAATATCAAAAGCAATTGGGCATTAAAATTCTTTACGTGTATGAAGACGGAAGGTGCAATTTTCATGGAAAAAATTAATATTATACTAGGTCCGCCCGGCACAGGAAAGACGGAGAACTTACTGCGGATCATGGACCGGGAACTAAAGGAAAAGACTGCGGATCCAGGAGAGATAGCATTTGTTACCTTCACTACGAGAGCAGCAAATGAAGCATCCAAACGGGCACAGGAAAAATTTAATTTAACCGAAGACGATCTTCCTTATTTTAGTACTCTTCATGCGTTTGGAAAACGGCAACTAGGAATGAATAATTCTGAAGTAATGAGGGTAGCAGATTACAGAAAAATGGCTGACCTATATGGAATTGATCTGGAATATGTAACACAAGACTGGGAAGATACAGGAATCATTCACACTGACAATAAATTTATCAGAGAGATAAATAAAGCTAGAACTAAATGCATGGAGCTGGATGAATATTACAATACCTCTTATTTTAATTTTGATCTATATGATTTACTTAAGGTATCCAAGTCATTGGAAGAATTCAAACACAAAAACAACAAATATGATTTCACAGACATGCTTACCCAGTGGGTAAAATTTGGGCCCACACCTAAATTAGAGGTGGTTTTCATAGATGAAGCACAGGATCTTACCAGACTGCAGTGGAATATGTGTGAGAAAATATGGAAAAATGCCAAAAGGGTTTATATCAGCGGTGATGATGATCAGGCGATATACAGATGGGCCGGCGCAGATATAGAATACTTTATCAATCTTGAAGGAAAAGTTAAAACATTAGAGCACTCACACAGATGCCCACAGGCTGTGCATAAAGTTGCAGCTTCAATAGTGAGTCGCATTGGCAACAGAAGAGAAAAGATATGGCATCCAAGAAAAGAAAAAGGAATTGTGGAGCTGCATTCATTCGCTGATTCAGTTGATCTGAGTAATGGAAAATGGCTGGTTCTTGCGACTTGCGGTTATATGTTTAAGGAAATTGAGGAAAATTTACAGTACAAGGGATTGCCCTATAAAATAAAAAACAAGCTTCCAGTAGAGAAGGAAATTTTATTAGCAGTGGATGCATGGAAAAAATTACAAAAAGGTGAAAATCTTTCATACAAGGAAGTAGGAGATATTTACAGTTATCTTCCAACCAAGACTGGGGTAACACACGGTTACAAAGGATTGAAAACATTAAATGAAGATGAAACTTATGACCTGGAACAATTAGTTATGAATCATGGTTTGTGCACTTCAAGTGAGCACTGGGATGAAGTATTTGAAAAAATAGGATCCAGGAATATTAACTATATAAAGTCCCTAGAGAAAATTAATCCAACTTTATCTACCGATCCGAACATAAGCTTAAGTACCATTCACATGGCGAAGGGTGGAGAGTGTGACAATGTTATGCTCTTGACGGATCTATCGCCTGCCAACCAAGAGGAAATGGCAATTAATCCTGATGATACCAATAGGGCATTTTATGTGGCAGTCACGCGCGCAAAGAAGCAACTACATATAGTAGATTCACAAAGTTATGGGGGATTTGAAATATGAGTGCCCACAAAAAACAAGTAGGTGGAGATCACTATAAAAGAATGGCAATTCAACCAAGTCATTATATCGTCAAGAATAAGCTTGGGTGGTATGAAGGAAATATAGTCAAGTATATTACAAGGCACAGTGTTAAGGGAGGAAAACAAGACATAGAAAAAGTTATACACTATGCTGAACTACTTCTTGAAGACCAATATACTCCAAAGAAATCTAGTGGTGAGATCAGAGGGGAAATAACTAGAAAATACATCAAAAAACTTAATAGGGATATGAAAAATGAAACAAAATGAATTTATCTTTGCTAACACTGTAAAATCCGAATGGGTACACCCCACTGAATTTCCGTCTATGAGGGAAAAGCCTGTAGTGGCTGTAGACCTAGAAACATGTGATACAGATCTGAAGAAAATGGGTCCAGGTTGGCCACGAGGAATAGGAAAGGTTATAGGTATTGCCATATCTGACGGACAATTTAGTGCCTACTATCCTATTGATCATGATGGTGGTGGAAATATGGACAAGAAAGCTGTCCTAAAATACATTAAATCTGTATGTGAAGACAGTTCAATAGATAAAGTGTTTCACAATGCACAGTATGACATTGGATGGCTATGGAGATTAGGAATAGAAGTTAAAGGATATATACATGATACAATGATTGCAGCAGCTCTCATTGATGAGAATAGATTCTCGTATACATTGAATAGCATAGTGTCCCAATACCTAGGAGAATATAAAAATGAAGCTACGCTTAAAAAAGCTGCGGCTGAACTAGGACTGGATCCAAAAAGTGAAATGTACAAGATGAATGCTCAGTTTGTGGGGGAATATGCTGAAGCAGATGCAAGACTGACTTTACAACTGCATGAAAGATTAAAGATTGAAATAGAAAAAGACTCTCTTCAAGGTATCTACGATATAGAGTGCCGACTTATTAATGTCATATTTAATATGACAAAAAAAGGGGTTAGGGTCGATATGATAAGAGCAATGTCCTTAAAAGATAAACTTAAAAATAAAGAGAAAAAAATTCTAAAAAGGGTAAAAGATTTGACAGGATTCTATGTGGACCTATGGTCAGCTAGGTCAGTGGCAAAGGCATTTGATTCCCTTAACCTGGAATATCCCATGACAGAAAAAACAAATGCTCCTAGTTTTACTCAAACATTCCTGGAAACACACGCACACGAGCTACCTAGACTTATTACAAAAGCAAGAGTTTTTAATAAATTACAAGGAACATTCATAGATGGAATTGCAAAATACATACACAATGACAGAATACATGCCCATATAAACCAAATAAGGAGTGATACAGGAGGAACAGTCACAGGAAGATTTTCCATGTATTGTCCTAATCTGCAACAAATTCCTATTCGTGGGGAGATGGGTGTGGAAATAAGAAAAATATTTCTACCAGAAGAAGGAGAAGAGTGGTTGTCAGCTGACTATTCACAGCAAGAACCTAGGCTTTTAACTCACTTTGCTGTTCTCAATAAGAATGATGGAGCTGTCGAAGTTCAACAAGCCTATAAAGAAAAAGACTTGGACTTCCATCAACAGACTGCTGATATGGCTGATATCCCAAGAAAATTGGCGAAGACCATAGGTCTAGGAGTGATGTATGGAATGGGATATAAAAAAATGGCAGTTGACTTAGATATTACACCACTGGAAGCAAAGAATATTTTAAAAGAATTTAGAATTAAAGTGCCTTTCATGCAAGAAATGTTGGAAGATGTGATGAATAGAGCCAGTGCTGTTGGCACTATTAGAACACTCCTAGGCAGAAAATGCAGATTTGATTTGTATGAACCTTCATGGTTCACTAGGGAATTTCATAAAGCTATGCCATTGAAGCAAGCACAAGCCGAATATACTACAGTTAAGAGGGCAGGAACTTATAAGGCCCTCAATAGATTGATTCAAGGATCTGCAGCAGATCAGACCAAGAAAGCAATGGTTGACGTACATGAGGAATTAGGAATTGTCCCTCTCATACAGGTTCATGATGAACTTAACTGCAGTGTCAAGAGTAGAAAAGAGGGTGAAAAAATCAAGGAAATAATGGAGACCTGCGTAGCACTTGAAGTTCCTTCCAAAGTGGAGTATAAGATTGATCAAAGTTGGGGTCACGCAAAATGATTGATTTAATGTA